ACCAGCGCATCAGAGCGCCGTGCTGAAGCTGCAAAGCGCGCCGAAGCCAAGGCTCGCGTCGCTGCTGACGCCGCAGCCCGCGCCGCTGCGCAACGCGCCAAGATGCTCGACACCTTCGCCTGAAAAATCCTCGATTTTTCTCACGCAACCCGACCGCAAACTGTCTATTCTTAGTTAGCGATTTAGCGATTTAGCTAATAGCGAGCACGAACCGACAAAGCACCAAAGCTCACAGCCTCGAAAAGGAAAAACTCGAAATGGCTCTCTCCCCCGCACTGCAGAAGCTCGTCGCCAATGGCGCCAACAAGTATCAGCGTTCCACTGGCGAACGCATCAAGCCGAAGGAAGGTATCAACCGCTACCGCATCCTCCTGCCCGACGTGAACGCACAGTTCTGGGCCGACCTCGGTGTTCACTGGATCAAGCCGGAAGTTGAAGGCAAGGGTAAGCCCATCGCCGTCGTTGGCTGCTCCGACGTCTGCTTCGGCCAGCCCTGCGAGATCGACACCGCGATCAACGCCGCTCTGTCCGGCGCGATCGATGAAGACTCCAAGAAGCTCTACGAAAGCTGGCGCGCTCGCAAGACCGTCCTGCTCAACGTTCTCGACCGTTCGAAGGGCTCGACCGATCCCGACAAGGTTCAGATCCTCGAGATCACGACCGGCACCTTCGGCGCCATCCTGAACATCGTCCAGCAGTATGCCGAAGAAGGCGAAGATATTCTCGACGCAGCCGTCGGCATGGATATCTCGATCAGCCGCACCGGCAAGGGTCTGCAGACCGAATACACGGTCAACGTCGCGCCCGGCAAGTCCCAGCCGGTCACGAAGGCCCATCTGAAGGACTGCCTCAACCTGACCGATCACATCAACAAGGAGTTCTTCCGCGGTGATGAGCAGAAGGCGCTGAACTTCATCGCCCAGGTCGCCCAGGTCAACCTCCCGCGCCTCGGCAACAAGACGCCGACCGCAGCACTGACCTCGAAGGCCGCCCAGGTCGATCCGGACGTTGACGCCGACGCACTGGCTGACGCTTCCGACCTCGACGACGTGCCTTTCGAAGTTGAAGAAGAAACGGCACCGGTCACGAAGGCCGCTGTCCGCACCGCTCCGTCCAAGCCGGCTGTTGTTGAAGAAGATGCCGTCGTCCTCGACGACAACGACATCGACGACGTCCTCGCTGACCTGGACACCATCTAAGTCGTCACTGCGCCGCGCGTTAGAGCGCAGTGATCTCTGGCCCGGCACGTCGCGCTGCCGGGCCTGTTCGTCAGGAGGTTGCACCCCTGTCTCCCGTTGTTCGCTCGCAACCTCCTGACGCCCCTTCCCCGAGAATAAAAGGCTTAGAAATGTCCCGCTATTTGCTGATCGACGGCATGAATATCGCTCATGCGGCCAACAACGCCAAACCGCTGAAGGTGGGCGATACGCAGGTCCAAGCCATCTTTCACTTCGTCAAGATCGTCCGCAAGCTCGTTGCGGCCTACCCGACCGCGAAGCCCGCGGTGCTCTGGGATGGCGCCAGCTGGCGTTACATGGACTTCCCGGACTACAAGTCCGCCCGCAAGAAAGAAGATACCGCGACCGCGATCAAGGCGGCCGAAATGAAGAAGGTCGCCGAAAGCCAGATCCCGGCGATCAAGAAGGCGATGCAGCTGATCGGCATGCCCCAGGTGCGCGCGTCGAACATGGAAGCTGACGATCTCGCAGCAATCATGGGCGATCGCTACGCGGCCAAGGGTGATCGCGTTGTGCTCGTCTCCGGTGACAAGGACTGGGTGCAGCTCGTCAACGACCGCATCATCTGGCTCGATCCGATCAAGGATCGCAAAATCATGAAGCCGGCCGATATGGAAACGGCGATCGACGTCAAGCTCGACAGCTTCGAGCAGTTCGTGGAAATGAAGTGCCTGGCCGGCGACCAGGGCGACAGCGTGCCCGGCGTCGGTGGTATCGGCGAGAAAGGTGCGATCGACTTCCTGAACGCCTACGGCTCGACCTCGAACTTCTCCAACATGCTGATCGACAAGACGCTCGATCCGAAGAAGGTCTTGAAGAAGTTCCGCGACTTCGCCGAGAGCGAGGAAAAGCAGATGACCTTCCAGCGCAATCGCAAGCTGATGGATCTGCGCACGCCGCTTCGCCCCGAGCCGATCAATCTGCGCGTCGACGCCGGCGAGCCCGATCTCGAGCGCTTCCGGACCTTCTGCAATCGACTGATGTTCCGCTCGATCGCCAGCGATCTGAAGTCGTGGCTCTCGGTCTTTCCCGCCTTTCACCACCTGCAAGAGGAGCTCGCAGCATGATCCCAGACTTTCTCATCTACTTCCTTTTCGCCTGGCTCTATCTCGTCGGCATGGCCGTTACCCTGTTCATCGCTTCCGGTATCAAGCACCTCTACCGCTGGCGCCTGGCACTTGCCTCGCTGTTCTGGCCGATCGTCTGGCTCTACATTCTGATCGCCGCAACGATCGACATGCTCAAGGATCGCCGGCATGCAAACTGAAGCAAACCCCGCCAAGAGCGAACCGAAGCGGGCGCTCGAGCAGGCGATCGGCAAGATCGGCAAGGCTTACGGCGATCTACTGCGTGTGGCTGAAAAGCACGGCCACGAGATCAGCAAGGAAGACTACCATAGAGCCCGGTTCTTCCTCGACAGCACGATCGGCAAGATCTGGGAGAAGATCGACGTGGTGCGTGACGTTGCCAGGGCGACGAACGGCGAGTTCTCGCTCGACAGCGTCGAGCTGCCGGCGACCGAGCTTCTCAAGGTCTACGTTGGAGGTGGTGTTAATGAATACCTCGTTCCGAAGGGTTTGATCCCGCAGCCGCTGTCCGCGCCCGTCGCCCCGGCTGGACCGATCGACGCCTCGAATATGGACGGCCGATCCCTGGCGCAAGCTATTGGCGGGCGCCTTACAAAGCAGGCCAAGGCCGCGATTCCGCGTCCGACGCAGTCAGTCAATAATGACTTAGACGACGACCTTGGCCCGACAGACACGTCATCTGAGGATGACGGTGCAGACTTCATCGACGAATAGGAGAAAACGATGGCATCAGCAGCAGATATCGCAAACAGCCTGGCCGCAGCGATCGGCGCCAACGACGAGGAAGTGACTGTTTCGCAGTTCCTGCCGTCCGGTTTTCCGCCGCTCGACCACGCATCCAATTCGAGCTGGGATCTCGGCGCCTTCCCGGTCGGTCGCATGATCGAAATCGCCGGCCCGCCGTCCTCCGGCAAGACCGCGCTGGCAACGGCAGCAATGGCCGGCGCCCAGGCAATGGGCGGGATCGCAGGCTTCATGGATCACGAACGCTCGTTCTCCGTCAAGCTGGCGCCGAAGCTCGGGCTCGATACCACGCCTGGCCGCTTCGTCTTCAAGACGCCGAAGACCTTCGAGGAAAGCCTGCAGATTTGCGTTGTTGCTGCCACGCATGTGCGCAAGAACAAGCTGATCAAGAAGGACGCGCCGATCTGCTGGGTTTTCGACAGTCTCGCAGCAATGGTGCCGCAGTCGGCCTATTACGAAATGAAGAACGGCAAGGCCGTCGGCGTGAAGTCGCTGGAAGATCGCAACATGAACGACAACACGGCGCTCGCCCGTGCAACGTCGAATGCGTTCCCGGCGTTCTCGCAGTTCGTCGAGGAGCTCGGCATCTGCGCCATCTTCCTCAATCAGCTGCGCACCGATATCGGCGTCAAGTTCGGCGATCCGCGCAAGACGACGGGCGGCAATGCTCCGGCATTCTACTTCTCGCAGCGCCTGTGGCTGTCGGCCGCCCAGATCAAGAAGGGCACGGAGATCATCGGCATGGAAGTGACCGGTTCCTACAAGAAGAACAAGGTCGCCCGCCCCTTCCAGACGGCCGCCTGGCGCTTCATGTTCCAGGAAGACGGAACTGGCAAGTTCGACCGGCAGCGCTCGCTGGTGGAGTTCCTCGAGACCAATGGCTTCCTGCCGAAAGCCAAGCCTGGCTTCGTGACGTTCGACGGCAAGACGATCGCGAAGGAAACGCTCGCTCGCCAGATCGAAGGCGAAGGTGAGGCTGGCTTCAAGAAGTTGATGGCGCTGCTGCCGGCGAACTTCGAGCCGCCTGTCGTTGCTGAGATCGACGCCGACTTCGACGAAGACGCCGATCCTATCGCGGCATAATTTCGCTATTTAGCGAAAAATCACTCCGCTCAATGAAGCTCCAGTGATATGCAGTCTATTACTGATTTGTGATCATCGGAGAGAATTGATGAAAGTGATTTCGATTTGGCAGCCGTGGGCGACACTGATCGTCCACGGCCACAAAAGGTTTGAGACTAGAACCTGGGCGCCGCCCAAATCAGTGATCGGTCAGCGTATCGGCATCGCCGCGACGAAGAGCGTCCTGCCCAAGCAGCTCGCAGCCTTCAACGAAGAGGAATTTCAGTTCTTCTGGAACATGCTCGACGAGGGCTGGACGTTCGATGAGCTGAAGAAGGGCTACCTGCTCGGCACGGTGATTCTCGACAGCTACGAGCAGATCAACGAGGAGTTCCTCGACGATATCACGCGTGAGGAAAAGGCTTACGGCTGGTATAAGCCCGACGGCTTCGCCTGGCGCCTGAAAGAGCCGCAGCTCCTCGAGCACCCGATCCCGATCAAAGGCGCTCAAGGTCTTTACGAATGGAAAGGCTTTGAAAATGGCGCGCAAGCCCAAAGTGCCAACAACGGTCGTCCGCAGAGGGCGTCGGATCTACGGCCACATCTATCACTTTGCGAATAGGAACGTTTACCTCGCCGCCCGGAAGCTCGATC